GAGAAAAAGAATGATCCGGATAAGGAGCTGAAAGAAACACAAGCCGAGCTGGAAGAAACAAAAGATACTCTTGAAGATGTACAGATCGAACTGGAAGAAACCAAAGAAGCCCTTCAGGAAGCACAGCTACAGGCGGATGAAGCCGAAGAACGTGCAAGTGAAGCGAAAGCCAGATTGGAAGCCGAGAAAAAGAATGATCCGGATAAGGAGCTGAAAGAAACACAAGCCGAGCTGGAAGAAACAAAAGATACTCTTGAAGATGTACAGATCGAACTGGAAGAAACCAAAGAAGCCCTTCAGGAAGCACAGCTACAGGCGGATGAAGCCGAAGAACGTGCAAGTGAAGCGAAAGCCAGATTGGAAGCCGAGAAAAAAAAAGGCAAGTAAGGAAAAAACAGAAGCATGAAGAATATCCGGATATCGACTGGGATAATCTGGCAGACGAAAATGTACAGCTGGCTACCATCATATACAATGACCGTATCGTGTCATGGAAGCAGATGAAAGCCATTTCCGAAAAAATGGACCGTAACGAGTGTACTGCTTCCGATATTTTCACCATGGTACGTCTGCGCATACGGAATCTTCAGGCATTCAAAGAGCTACAGTCATACAATGATACCGGCACGTTCCGTTACCAGCATCCGCTAGTTGAAGGTAAGAGTGAGCGTGCCGAACTTATTAAGCTTCTGCAACAGGATCCGCAGGAGTTCTTGAAAAAACACCGTAATTGCCTTGATTCTATCCGACGCTACGAGTCTTATCTTCGCAATCCTGAACGCCAGAACCGAAAAGAAAAAGACCGGAAACTGTTGCAAAAATACATGCTGCGCGACACGTTGTTTAAAGAAATAATCAGTAACAGCCATGAACGAAAAGAATAAAATGCTTGCCGTATCTGCATCGCTAGACAACAAGTATGTGGCAAAAGTAAAGAGTTATGCCACACTGGGCTACAGTCGCGAACGCATTTGCCGGCTGATCGGACTTACACGCCGTGAAACTACTGTACTGCGCATCCGCCTCACTCTCCCCGGCGATGAATACTACGAAGCATACGAAGCCGGAATTGCAGCCGGTGAAATGAATATAGACTCCGAGCTTGCCAAACAAGCTGAAAACGGAGATATAGATGCTATCGAATTGCTGGAAGAAAGAAAAAATGAAAGATACTTTAAAGACCTACGTAAAGAACTCTTTGGAATATGATTGAATTGAATAAAATATACAATGAGGACTGTTTGGAAGGAATGAAACGTATTCCTGATAATTCGGTAGATTGCATTCTAACAGATCCGCCATATATGTATCTTAAAAATCAAAAGTTAGACAGACCTTTTGATGAACATGCATTTTTCTCTGAATGCAAAAGAGTGTTGAAAAAAAACGCGTTTATCGTTTTGTTTGGGCGTGGAACTTCTTTTTATCGGTGGAACTGCATACTATCTGATATGGGTTTTAGCTTCAAGGAAGAAATAATATGGGACAAGTGTTATAATTCTTCACCTTTGCTTAATATATCAAGGGTGCATGAAAGCATCTCGATACATTCTATTGGGAAAACCAAATTTAATAAATGTCGTATTCCGTACATAGAGATGCAAAAATATGATAATGATAGAATTATACGAGACATTAAAAGGCTATCTAATGTTTTAGGTAATCCTAAAAGTTTACAGCTTGTTAAGGACTATCTTAATAATGGTACGATAGTGTCAAATGAGACACAGACACAAAATAATTTATCAATATCATCTACTATTAATATATCAGATAGATGTATAAACACTATGAGATGTATAAAGGAGGGAATAATAGAAAAAACGGTTATAAGACTGCATAGAGACCACTATAACACAATTCACCCCACTCAAAAACCTGTACGCTTACTTGAAAGACTTTTGGCTTTAGTCAGTCAAGAAGAATGCACAGTATTAGACCCGTTTAGCGGATCTGCAAGTACAGCTATTGCCTGCATTAATACCAACAGAAATTATATAGGGTTTGAATTAGACAAAGAATATTACGATTTATCAATAACAAGAATAAATAATGTAATGTATGACCGTTCTCGAAAGACTAGATAAAATTCATCCTGACCTGATATCCTCTTTTCTGGCAGACGGAAAAAGTGCCGGTATACCTGCCGATGTGCAGCTGTTCCTGAAACAGATTCAGTGGGCTGCCGAGATATTCGAATACGAACCGAATATCACACGTGCCAGCAAGAAGTTGCGTCTTCGCATCAATGCCGAGCAACATATCGCGCTTGAAGAACGTACGTGCAAGGAAAGAATATACCAGGCTATCAATTACTTCAATGTCGACAATACGGTTTCCGAGAAAATATGGGAAAACCATTATGCCGATAAATTTGAATCCATCGCTCAGCTTTGCGCGGCAAAAGGAGATTTAAAGACGATGGCCATGTGCATGGAAAAAGCAAGCGAACACCGTACACGTGCCGCACAGATTGCCGAAGCTGCTACCAACCTAGGAATTACGTTCCTGATTGATCCGTGCGTTCGTCCGGAAGATATGGGACTGGAAACCAAATCGCTCAAAGAGATTGCACGCAAGCATAATGAAGGATTCTATATTCAGCTTATCGACGGATTGCCGATTGATAAAAAAGAGAAAAAACGTCTGCTACGTGATGCTGACATACAGGATGCCGAACTTGTTAATGAAGAATAATATGCAGGATAATGATATAACACAAGATAAGTTCTCTCTTGAAGTAGAACGTATATACATGAACTCCATGCAGGTAATGGCTAACCTGATTGATCCGAACAAGCTTATCGTAGAAGCAGCCCGTGCTTCCGGTAAGACTTCCGAAGTCACAGTTAACCGTATCGTGCGTGTAGCAGATTCCATGCCCTCCGAACTTTCTTTCCTGGCACACCGCACTTATGTTGCCCTGTTGACTAATATCTGGCCTAATATTCAGGCTGCATTTTCCCGCCAGGTAACAGTCAACGGGCAAACGCGGTGCATGCTGGAATATGGTATCGACTATATTGCAGGCGACGCTAAGATTCCGGATCATTTCCGACGTCCCCGCTACCCTATCTCTTACCCCAAACACAGTGTCTTGTTCCGAAACGGACACCATATACAGCTTGTATCTTCCGATCAGCCTGATTCTGTTGCCGGCCGAAGCGGAGTACATGCGTTTGTCGAAGAAATGAAGCACAACGACGGTGAGAAGCTGAAGACACGTCTGTTCCCTTCCCTTCGTGGTTCTTCAGCCGAAATACGTAAGTCGCCCTATTACCAGGGATGGACGGGTGTATCGGATACTGCACGTGTAGATCTGAACGAAGACGACTGGTTCGAACGCTATGAGGACCAGAACAACCAGCAGTTACTTTCAGAGATTGCTACTGTTGCGCTTCATGTAAACAAGGCTGCTTATCAGCGTATGGAACTGCTGAACGCACAGAAGAATACAACCAACCTGGTTACACTGGAAAAAATCAGGATGGAAGTACAGAAGTGCGACCGTACTATTGCAAAATGGTCGGGACGTCTTGCCGACATGCGAAGAAACGCTACCTTATACATCCGTGCCAGTTCGTTTGTCAACAAGGATATTCTGGGACCTAAGTTCTTTAAAACCCAGCTTGAAACACTCGATACCGACGAGTTCCTGACGGCTATCTGTGCCGTACGTCATAAATCCGTAGTCAACAAGTTTTTCATTCACTACGAGAAAGAACGTCACCAGTTCCGCGACGGATATATCTACGAAAGCATCATGAAGTTTGACCTTAAAGACCATTTCCGTATTACAGCCCGATATCTCACCTACTACAATAAGAACGATGAACTGTATATCGGTTACGATCCGGGACACTTCTCCAGTCTTGTTGTAGGACAGAAAAAGAAGTACGGCCGTGAGTTCCGTATCCTGAAAGAATTTTTCTGCTACTACCCCGACGAACAGCCTGAACTGGCTCGCCAGGTATGGGAGTTCTTTGGTGCTGATGCAGTAAACAAGCGGATCGTTCTCTATCCGGATAGAGCCGGAAACAAAAAGCGTGAAGAGCTGGAACGTATCACTACCGACAGCCGTGCTTTAAAGAGGGAACTGGAGTCGTACGGTTTTTCCGTACAGCTGATGAACGAAGGACTGGCTACCATCTACCACTGGCAGCAGTTCAAGCTGATGGCATTACTGTTCGGCGGACAAAGCAATGCACTGCCCAGCATACTTATCGACGAGAACGAATGTCCCAACCTGTGCAGTGCCATTCCGCTTTCTCCCCGACTCACTTCAAACGGCCGTATAGAACTCGACAAGAGTTCCGAAAAAAAGATTCCGCTGCATAAGCAGGCAGGTCTTACCACGCAGTTACCTTCAGCTATGATCTATCTGCTATACGGACTTTATTCAGATGCCGCACAAAATGAATTAAACAGTATTCCTAACAATATTATAGACAACATGAGTGTATAAAAACAGATGATTTTGCTTAATCTATGCTTTAAAAAATAGATTATAACATGCTGTTTGACATAATAATATATGTTACTCAGTTTTCATTCAGACAATAGGTTTTTCGAAAAATTTTTGAGGGATTTTTAAAGCGACGATTTTTTGCCCGCCCCGCTGGTATTTCGATGTGCGCGGCACAAACCTCAAAATCTCGGAAATATGATTTGTCCTTTACATTAGGTAGTAATACAAGTAAATTCGTGTATGAAAAGAACAGAAGAAACAGACGATTCTTTAATCATTCCGGGCACTGAAGCCATGCAGTTAGCCAGAGAGATATCTAAGTTGCCGGACGGTTACTTTACGGTAGCTTTCTACCCGTGCAGCTTGCAGAAGAACGAAGCAAGCACCAAGCTTGTAGTAAAGACCAAATGTAAATGGCGTACTCAGTTGCCGGAAGAAAAGTTCAGTGTAGACAGCGATAATCTGTTTCTCTTTACCGATGAAGAAGAGCAGCCTCGTATGTGTTATTCTATACTTATCAGATACATGGGCTTCCCACAAGACGGATATAAATTACATAAAATAGATTGGTTACAATGAGCAGTACAAAACAACATATTCAAATGCAGGGATGCCTGGGAGTATATGTCAACGATACTGATGTTATCTCCTTCCAGCTGGGCGATGGCAGCATGCTAGATGCTTTGCAAAGAGATCGTTATGTTTATCTCGATCCGGTAGCTACCGAAGGACTGGTCAGATGGATGACTGTTAAAGGATATAACATTGCTTCTCGCGGATGGAATAATCTTAAATGCGAAGAAGTAGCCAGCGATATCAAGCATAACCGATTGCTTCCGCGTCTGATCACCAAGCAGGTTAACATGCTGTATGGCATGGGACCGGCTGTATACCGTATAGGATTAGTAGACGGTAAGGTAAAAAAAAACTGGGAAGAAGTTCCCCGTATACAGGAATGGCTGGAAAGCTGGGAAGACAACGGTATGGAGCAGGGATATCGTGCGTTTGCCAAACAGAACATAAAGAACTACTACTATTTCCGCGATTTCTTTGTAAAGTGGCGCATGTCTGCCGGTAAGGGCATATTACGCAATACGCTTCCGGTTGCAGGACTTGAAGCCATGGAAAACAAAGACTGCCGTCTGGCTACCACGCTGACAGACGTGGCTTTCAATATGGTTTATTACAAAGACTTTACGGCTATTGCCGTAGGTAAGTTTGCTTACGGCATTAGCCCGTCTTTCCGTATTTACCCCAAATTCCGTGTACAGGATATCAACCAGTACCGTTTTGCGGCTATTTCTCACCATCGAGAAAAAAGCATTGATAACTTCTATGGCGAAAACGAAACGCACGAAGGTACTAAGGCTTATATCAAAGGATCCAACGAAAATGCTGTTTATATCAACAGCTTTTTGCGAAACTCTCTTGCTGCCAAGATTCATATTGTTATCCCGAATGCATGGGTTTCATCAAAACAAGTTCAGATAACCAACCTGTGCAACGAAAACAAGGAACGCCAGGCAAAGGGAGAAGCATTATTACTGTACAACGGCATAGAAATCGGTACAGAATATAAGGAGTCAACTCTTATTCAATACATCAAGTACGAACTGAACAAGCTGTCCGAATATCTTTCCGGATCAGGAAATCAGGGTAAGGCATACGCTACTTTCAGCTTTAAAGACTCCAGCGGAGAAGAAGCACGCTGGAAAATTGAAACAGTCGATTTGAAGTACAAAGAATACATTGATGCCATTATCTCGTACGACAAGCGTGCTGATGAAGTGCTGCTATCTTCGGTCGGACTAGACAGCAGTATATCTTCCGTGTCGAAGGAAGGCGTTATCAGCAAATCGGGAGCCGATGCCTACTACAACTATCTTATATATCTGTTACAGCTTGCTCCCGAAGATGAAATTGTTTGCGAGCCGTTCAACCAGGCAATAAGAGTCAACTTCCCCGATCTGTATGCACAAGGATACAGAATAGGATTTTACAGAGAAATTCCGGCACGCCAGGAAGACGTGTCACCTTCAAACCGTTTAAATGCACAACAATCATGAGTATATTAGAAGAATTGTTTACCGATGTAGCTAAGTTCAGGGAATATTCTCCCTATACTGAGTCTAACGTAACTTTTGAAGAACTTGCATCAAGCGGAATGAGTGCTGTTAAGCAAGTAAAGTCACTTCTTACTTCCGACATATACAATACTATCATTTCGTCGGATGATGCAAAAAAAGAAGCATTACGAAGTGCGGTTGCCAATTTGACTCTGGCAAAACAGCTTGTTTTTAATATCCTTTCTCTTCGTAAGTCTGAAGTAGATGTATATAAGAACGAGCAGGAACAGATGCGGCGTGCTTACCGCGACAATTACTTCAACTCTATGGATTCGTTGCTTCAGCTGCTCGATAATGATGAAGAGTGGAAGAAAACACCGATGTACAGCGTCATGCAGTCGTTGAAGATAAAGAGTGCAGCCGAGTTTGATGCAGTATATCCTATTGATAACTCATACATGTATTTTTTCCGCTGCATTCCTTTGCAGCAGGAAGCCCTGGACGATTATGTAGGAAGTTATTACGACAGGCTGGAAGACAACGATAAAACAACCCGTAGAAAGCTCGACAGATGTCTTGCCAAGTTTACCGTTGCTCTTTCTTTGCGCCGGTTTGATATTCTGGAATTTCCGGTTACCATAAGAAATCTGTTTGAAGAAACTACAGCCAGCCGAAACGGTACACAGGAACAGGAAAGAATGCTAGACCTTTCAAACGAGCTTATGTCACAGGCACAAGAGTCGTTGAAAAGCATTGATCTTATTCTTTCTTCAGACAAGGATACCAATATTGTTACCCAGACCTCCTTTAATCAACCCGAAGATAAAATATACCTGATGGCATGAAAGAAGTTGAGTTTTTCTACAAAGGCGAGCATTATGCTATCCCTAACGATTGGGAAAGTCTGAACACCTATCAGTTTACCGAACTGGTAAGCGACCTCTTAAGCATGTCTATCGGTAAGTTATCTCCCGGATCCGTACGTGTAAGATATGTATGCCGCTATATGGGGTGGAATATCGACAAGATAACAGAAGACAGTATGGCTAACGTGATATATCTAGCCGAACAGATTACATTCCCGTTTGTGATTGTTTATCCCAATAACGACGAAGCCTTGTCCGAACTGGACCAGAACACATACCGCCTTTGCAAGCGAATTAATCCGGAAAGACTTACCGGCGTGACCATAGCAAGATATCTGGCTCGCCTGAACTACCGGTATGCAATCGACTTGTGTTTCTGCAAACAATTTATTGAAGCTGTTTTTCTTCCAGAAAAAAGAAAGCCATTTACGGGATATACTATCGACACTAAGTATCACATGCTGACTAGCGACCTTACCGCCCAGCAGTTCATAGAAGCCCGCGAATTGGTAGACTGCACTGATGAACGTCTTCCACTTCTGGCTGCCATACTTTATTCTCCCAGACCGTACGACAGCAATGTCGCACACCGTCTTTCTTCTGAGTTTGAAAAGCTCGATAGAAATACACTGGAAGCTATACGATTTAATTTTAAAGGATTTGTCAACTATCTGTTTACCCGTACCGAATTTAAACTGTTGACGGCTGCACGTCCCGGAAAAGAAAACGCTATCAGCACCGGAGCACAGGAAACATTATACTCGCTCAGTTCTGAAGGATATGGCAACCTGAACGAAGTCATGCAGATGAACGTTATCCAGTATCTTTCCATACTGCGCAAAAAAATAATAGAGTCTGTCAAGAGCCTGCATACAGCAAAAATGGACGTTGCCCAGATAGCCAATACTACCGGATTACCAATAAACATTATAACTCAGATACTATGATACTAGAATATTTAAAGTATTTTGCTCAGTTCCCGACCAAAAAGGCCGTTAATGATTTGTTTTCAAACGGACGATCCAAATTGCCGGAATATGCCGAGCTTAAAAAACAGATTAAAGAACTTCCGGATTCTGTTATACCCGATATTACAGGATATGTTTTTGGACAACGCTTCGAAGACGTAAAGAAAAGAGTAGACAGTCTTACCGGAACATACTTGTTCTGCGATTTTGGCGAGATATCCAGTTCGCAGAATAATATAGGCAGCATTACCGATTCTCATGTGCGCGCTGTAACTGTTGCCGCTAAGATACCCGACTCTTCCGATATGGTAGAAGTTGCCATATACAGTAACCGCACACTGTACATGTTGAATCTTATCCGTGCGCACATGATTAAGGATGCACGTACTCATTCCTGGCTTAAGCCTATTACCGAAAGACAGACAATAGTTCCATTTGTCGCTCCCGAACTACAGTCATTAGGCTGGACCATGAAGTTTACTGCATCCGCTTCCGACTGGCTGAATGTAAAAAACCTTATAAGTACAATTTAAATTGAAAAAAAATGAATGAAATTGAACAAGTCACCCAAGTTGCAAAGGGAATTAGCGAGTTTGGCATTCTCGTAATGATTGCGGCTTTCTTCTTACTCCTGTCGGCTGGAGTAATGATCTGGAACATGCGTAGCTACAAGTCTATTATCGAGCAAATCATGTCCGATTTTTCTGATAAGCTTAATCTGATCCAGGAAACGGCAAATAAAAATGCTCAGACCATGATAGATATTGCTGAAGGATTGATTCCGGAAACTCAGCTTCGTATTAAGAATATTTCCGGAGTGTTTTTCGATCTCTCTGTCGAACGTGTTTGCCGGATCATTAAAAGAGTCCGTCAGGAAAACCATATTGTCGACAAAGAGGCTACACGCACCAAAATACGCACATTGCTTACTAACCTTTTCGAAGACCGTAATAGCAAACTTGATACATTTACCTATCGCGGGAAAAAGCTATCTGAGTATTCAAACTTAGATTGGATTGAATGGGTTGCTCAGGTAGTTGAAAACGAAATATACAACGAAGCCGGAGAGAATAACGGACGCGCTTATTCCAATGTGTGTATGGTATACGAGAAAATAAAACTTGATTTTTATCACCGTTTAAACTGATTTGCCCTATGAAAAAGAAATGGATCATTTTATTTGTTGTGATAGCTGTTATTGTTGCTGTCATGGTATACAACCACTATGTACCGTTGTGGTTTAATCTTACCAGCCTTGTATTTATCGGAACAGGTATCGTGCTCGATCGCTTGATTATCTGGTTATACAACTCTTATATCAAGAAAGGAGATACAGATGAATAAAATAGACGCTATTGTTATCCATTGCTCGGCTACACGTGCCGGGCAGGATATCGGGAAAAAAGAAATTACCCAGATGCACCTTCAGCGCGGATTTACCACTATCGGATACAATTACGTAATCAGGCTGGACGGTACGGTAGAAGTAGGCCGAAGCCTGACTATCGACGGTGCACACTGCAATTCGAAAGGCTTTTCCGGTGTTAGCTATAACAAGCATAGTATCGGTATCTGCTATGTAGGCGGACTCGATGCAAACGGAAATGCTGCCGATACCAGAACACCGGCTCAAAAAGAAGCTTTAGCAAAGCTAATTAAAGAACTCTGTTCAAAATATCAGATTGTTGAAGTGCTGGGACATCGCGATACATCGCCCGATCTGGACGGCGACGGAATTGTAGAATCTAACGAATGGACTAAGATGTGTCCGTGCTTTGATGTACGTTCAGAATATCCCTTTATTCCGGAAATCGTTGTGAAGCCATGAAAATCATAAGAAATAACATTATCCCGTTTAAAGGATTTAAGGCAATTAATCTGTTTGGCGTGTTGTTTGCAAGGAAAAATGCTTTTTTAGACGCTAAAACAATCAATCACGAAGAAATACACACTGCTCAGATAAAAGAATTGCTTTATATCTTCTTTTATGTGTTTTATCTGCTTGAATGGATCATAAGACTGTTTATGAAAGGCAATGCATACAAAAACATTTCCTTTGAACAGGAATGTTATGCTAATGAATCAGACATGTCTTATCTTTCAAGACGCAAAAAGTACGCATGGTTCAAGTTTTTAAATAACAGTTTATGAGCATATGTGATATTATACGATATAAGGCAAGCCGGCATATTCTGCTGGCTTCCTTTCTTTGTCTTATACTGGCATGCTCCTGCCGCAGCATTAAGTACGTTCCTGTACAAAGCCAGATAGACAGTGTAGTAGTAGAAAAGCCTGTAGAAGTACATATACCGCCAGACAGTTCTACTATCTATGCTTTGCTAGAATGTGATAAAAACGGAAAAGTCTTACTTAAGCAGCTGGATATTGTTAACAGCAAGAACGCACAGGCTCAGCTAACCATTGACTCTCTGGGAAATCTGAAGGCTCAGATGAAAACAAAACATGACACAGTATATATTCCTTCAAAAACGATTACAATAACTAAGAAAGAGCAAGTTCCATATCCAGTCGAAAAAGAACTTAGCCAGTGGCAAAATTTATGTATTAAGTTAGGCGGATGGGCGTTTGCCGTCATTATTATAGGAATAATATTTATTGTAAAAAAAGTTATTGATAGTATTCCGTGGAAAGATTTGAATTGAATTGTCTTAATCCTTATTTTTATGGATAAAAAACAATAGTTTGAACGACATGCATGTAAAGATATGCTGATGATATATCGTCACTGTGAGATATACAGCCCGTTTTTAAGCTGTATTAATATAAATGCTAATTTTAAAATTTAAAAAAAATGATACTTGATAATGGAGTAAAACTAACAGACGAAGCTATTGATATGCTGCGTACTATGCAGGAAGACAATAACAGTACAATAGAATCACTTATAGAAGGTGTTGAAAATATTGAAGAAATGGTTGCTAATCCGGAATCAGATCCAAACAGTGACGAACGTATTCTTATGATACAGCAGCTTCATGGAGTTAGAAAATTATTAAGACAACTTAAAGTTATACCTGGTTATGCATACGAATGATTCCGATAAAGAAAACGATTACATCGTATCTCTTATGTCAGTATATGCTCCGGCACTTTCAGAGTGCGAAGCAACACATTGGTTTACCACGCACGAAGTGTTCGAAGCAATTCGTAATATTGATCCGGCTACATCCGTAACCGAGTCAGACGTATACCAGATACTTCACGATGCCGGTTTCCGTTATCAGCCTCGCCCAGGCAGTGTAGGCTGTGAGTTCCGGTGGATGATGAAACAGAAATAATTTCGTTTTTTTCTATAAATTGGACTTATAAGGAAGACATGCAGTGATGCACGTCTTCTTTTTTTTGCTGTAAAATTATATAATATAATTACTGATATTATAAAAAATGCTTATAAAGCTAATACTTAAAGAGTTTATTATATTAAATCTATTGTTTAGTCTAAAAATTATACTGATATTTGCAAAAAAAAGAAAGGATTGTATTCTCTTTATTAAATCTCAACAATGTGATGAAAACAAATTATGAAATAGATAAGATAAAAGCCGTTGTGCTTTATATCTTAAAGAAGTCTGGTGGTACATTAGACTATATCACTTTGTTCAAAAAAATGTATTTTGCACAACAGCTATTTTTAGTTCGTTATGGTAGACTTCTTTTTAACGACTCTTTTCGTGCTGTAAAACTTGGTCCTGTTCCTTCATTTACGTACAAGTCATTCCGTGCTTCTTTAGAATGTGATGGTACTGAAACTGAAGATATAAAGAAGTTTGATTCATCATTTATTGTAAAAGAAGAAGACCGTGTTAAATATGTTTCTGCAAAGGATGATCCAGATATGGATGAATTGGCAGAAGCAGAAGTAGAAGTATTGAACGAAGTTATAAGTCGTACCCAAGGGATGACACCCTCTCAACTATCCGATTTATCACACGATTATGCATGGAAAGTAGCAAATGAACGGGCAAAAAATGATTCGAACGATAATTACATTTCCATAGTAAATATAGCTCGTGCCGGAGGTGCTAATAAGGCCATGTTAGACTATATTCGTCAGAATCAAACGTTTCACGATTTTTGTAGAGAATGAACGAAAGTTTAAAAGACCAACTTAAAAAGCTTTCTTCAAAAATGATGATAGGGAAACGAGTTTTTCCCAAAATATCAGAGAGTGAAGTAAAGCGTGGTACAATAGTATATCTTGAAATGGATTCTTCTGACGGATTAATTATAACAGGAGGTTACGATTCTCGTTTCAAATTTATTACAATAGTAGGTGAAACGTCAGACAATTACATTGTAGGTTCACTTCTTATAAATACAAAAAACGGACATGTAAACGACTATCTTCGTAATACCCAGTATCTTCTTTCATCATCCAATTATCCTACAATATTGGACTATGACAGCTGGCTTGATTGTAGCCAGTTGTTTCATATACCAAAAAGTAAAGTATTAAATGGAGGATATTGCGGAAAACTAGCAGAAAGCGATATGAACGCAGTATTGAAAACACTAGAAAATTCTACTTCTATATCTAAGAAAGACAAGATCCGTTATGGTATTATTGATAAGTAAAGATTATATCAATACAAGGTTTCCACTTGTAGCAAAATAATTATTTCTTTTTCTTTGTCTATTCAAAATAGTACAAGATTAAAGAGATATAAAATTTATTTTCAAAAAGGCAAAGTACAGATTTTACATGTGCTTTGCTTTTTTAGTTTTATAATATAACCTTTGTTTAGTCTAAAAATTATACTGATATTTGCATTGATAGTTGTATTTTTGATAAACATTAATTTTTAATATATGGATTTTAAAGATTCTATTAAGCAACTTTCAGACCGTGTTTTAAAGCTGAAAGATAATATCCTGACAGAAGAAGCTACTAAAAATGCATTTATTATGCCATTTATCAATGCATTGGGATATGATGTATTTAATCCTTTAGAAGTTATTCCAGAAATGACTTGCGATATAGCAATGAAAAAAGGAGAAAAAATTGATTATGCTATAATGAAAGATGGAGAACCTATTCTTTTAATAGAGTGTAAACATTGGCAACAAGATCTTAATTTGCACGATAATCAATTAATAAGATATTTTAATGTGTCAAAAGCAAAATTTGGCTTGTTAACAAATGGTATAATATATCGTTTTTATACAGATTTATTAGAGCCAAATAAAATGGATGAAAAACCTTTTTTAGAAGTAGATATTACTGATGTAAAAGATTCTCAAATAGAAGAACTTAAAAAGTTTCATAAATCATATTTTGATATTGATAACATATTAAGCTCTGCAAGTGAATTAAAATATATGGGAGAACTTAAGGGTATTATGAATAAAGAATTTAGTAATCCTTCTCCTGAATTAGTTAAGTTATTTGCAAAACAAATATATGACGGTCCTATTACAGCAAAACTTTTAGAACAGTTTACTGTATTAACAAAAAAATCTATTTCCAGCTATATAAATGAAATTATATCTGACCGTCTAAAAACTGCTTTAAAAACAGAATCAGATGTTGTAAACTCAGAACAATCAGTTTCTTTACCTCAAGAAGAATCTGTTCAGAATGAAGATAATAAGATTGTTACAACTGAAGAAGAAATTGAAAGTTATCTTATTGTAAAATCTATATTACGACCTTATGTAGATATTTCACGAGTTTTTTACAGAGATGCGCAAACCTATTTTGCTATACTGCTTGATGACAATAACAGAAAACCTATTTGTAGAATGTATTTTAATGCCATAAGTAAAAAATACATTGCTACATTCGATTCACAGAAAAAAGAAACAAAGCATGAAATCTCTTCATTAAATGATATATATGAATATAGTAAAGAACTTATAGACATTGTAAAATCATACGATGAAAAGTAAAATTTATCTGTTTTCCTTTGTTATAAAAAAATAAATGCTCATATTTGCAATGCTCTACATTTCGACAAGGCGAGGATAGCTCGCTAAATAACTTTGCTGCGGGCATTTTTTATGTCCATAGCTTTAGCTATATAACTTATGGTTCCGACCCCCGTGTGGTGCGTTAATGCGCCCACTGCCTTGTCAAGGTGTAGAGCAACGGGAAAGCGGAACCATTTCTGTTTCCTTTCCCGTAATTAATTAACATATTGTTTCATTAAAATGCTCTACACAATGAAAAATCAAATTGCATTGCCTGTAAGTCAGGCAAGAGAAAGCCGTATTACTTTATGGCTGGAAAGCGAGAACAGTATTATTACCTCTATTATGGAGGAATCCGTATCAAACCGCCAGACACTTCTGCTGTCAAACGCTATGCTGGCTTTTTCCGTTATGGCATGTTCTGTATTCCTACACTGGGCAGCTGCCTTAATCTGCCTTATATGGTTTATTCTTTCACTTATCATGTGCCGGAAAGGAGGTTTGCGATGAAAATACAGGGAGCTAAAATAACAGACCGTGCGATAGGACTTATACGCACATTGCAGGAAAGCGACAACAGTACGATAGAAGCTCTTCAGGAATCTATCTACGATATCGAGGAACTTGTTCTAAATCCGGAAGCAGATGCATCCTTTGGCGACAGGCTGGTCATGATGCAGACATTACGGGAGTTCCGTCGCCTTCTCGACGAATTGAGAGTCAGACCGAATTATAAATACTGATTGTAACAGAGAGCAAACTTCAGGCTGAAACCTGTCCTTTGCTCTCTTTTTTTATCTCTATATCTTAGCTTGAAAAAGAAAAGCTATGATTACAGACCAGATGATTAAGACACAGTTTATCAGCAGTGTTGTATCGGCAGGAATCAAGAAAATACAGACCATACAGCAAGATATTATCCGTAAAAATCTGAATGTGATATCAGGCGATTTGCTTGCTTCTGTAAAAAAAATTCCGCTGGAAATGCAAGATGCAAACAAGCAGACATTCTACATGACAGTTTTGCCTTATATGCGTTTTCTTGATATCTATTTCCGGCAGGATATGGGGCTTCGCCGAAACCTGGCATTATATAACCGAACCGTTTGGGGAGTTCTTTACGGCGAAACACAGCATATATTACGATATGGTCTGTCTGAAGATATCAGAAAGTACATTACCGCCCAGCTACAGCAGGGAAAAGATGTTGACTTAAGCAATCAGTATTCATCAATAGAAGGTTACGATTTATGGCAAAACGATTAAACGAGGACGAGATAAAGTGGATTCTTTCTGTTGAATCCGGTCAGGCACAGCAGGAAATTTACAAGCTTACCAGGGCAAACAGAGAGCTGAACCGTACCAACCAGGAACGGCGTAATGTAATGCGCTCGCTCGAAGCACAAGGCAAAAAGGATACGGAATATTACCGTAACCTGGAAAAGGAAATTAAGTCTACCAACGATGTTATTAAAAAGAACTCTACTTTAGTTGGCGAACTGGAAAAGAAACTCGATGTAACAGGTCTTACCATGGCACAGCTTCGGAAAAAGGCTAAGGAATTGCGTACGCAGCTAGACAATACTGCTCAGGCTGCCAATCCGGAAGAATATGCAAAGCTGGAAGCCGAACTGACCAAAGTAAATAACCGTATGCGTGACCTGAATAATACAGGAGCTTATGCGAAAACTGAAATAACCGGTTTTGAAAAAGCTATGAGCATGGCTAAGGCCGCGGCAAAAGGATTTATTGCCGTGCAGCTTGTTTCTTATCTTAAAAATATAGGAACAAATGCCTACAACACCCGCAAGGAGTTTGCCCGCTATGAAGCGACACTAAAGAATGTTACAGGCTCCGGCAAAGAAGCCAGCCAGATAATGCGTACATTACAGAATCTTGCTGCCGACACTCCTGCCAGTGTAGCAGAATGGACGGAAGCATACATTAAGCTGGTAAATCGTGGAATAAAGCCTACTACATCCGAACTGACGGCTTTAGGCGACATCGCTACCAGTCAGGGCAAAAGTCTTGATCAGTTTGTAGAAGCTTTACTCGATGCCATGACGGGCGAAAACGAACGTCTGAAAGAATTTGGTATCACGGCTCAGAAAGACGGAAAAATAACAGCTTTTACATTTAAGGGAGTCACTACTGAAGTCAAAAATAACGATCAGGCTATTAAGAACTACATTATTTCACTGGGTAATCTTAAGGGCGTGCAGGGAAGTATGGCTACACAGATGAACGAGCTTGCCGGACTTGAATCCAATCTGGGCGATCAGATGGATAGCATCTACAATAAGATCGGTAAAAAGCTGGAGCCTATGATTAAGTCTTTCATGGGAACGCTGGGTAATTTGATGGGTACTCTTTCTTCTGCTCTCGATAGTGCTAATGACAGATACGAACAGCAGAAAGAAAAGGTTGTTACGCTTTATTCGGAATACTCTCCCCTGCTCGACCGTTACGACCAGCTGAAGGCTAAAACCAATCTGTCTAATGCTGAACAACAGGAATTAAATTCTATCATAAACAAAATTACTAATGCTATACCTGGAGTAGTTACAGAAGTCGGAAAGTATGGAGAAGCATTAGGTATATCTTCCGAAAAAGCCAGAGAGTTCATCGAAAATCAGAAAACCTTATTAAAGTACATGAACCGTGATGCTATCTCCGAAGAAGAAAAGAGGCTGGAAGAATATAAAAAGAAATATGAAAATGCCAGACAAGCGCAACAAGCCGGAGGTGTATATGTTACTTCATCGGCAAGCATGACCGGATATTCTACTTCTTTTTTTGATAATTCTCCTCAAACTTTAAAAAGAATAGACGATGAAGCAAAAAAATATAGTGATCTGATAAAAGGTTCAGAAGCTCTTCTTGAAAAACTCCGTGGTGACAGCCTGCAAAAAGCATTAGATAACAACAACGCAAGAATTAAAATGCAGGATGAATTTAACAAGATGAACAAGCAGCAGCTTGATGCCTGGATTAATGATGAAAAAAATGCTCGATCTGAATACTTGGAAATCGCTCAGCAGATATATAACAGCCGTTTTTCCGGTACTACATCCGGCGGATCTGAAAGCGACACGCAAAAAAAAGTAAAGGAGCAGCTCGAACTTCAGACACAGCAATATCAGCAACAGCAGTTGGAACTGAAGAAAATTTATCTGGCAGGTAACGATGAAAAGCTTCAGACAGAATCTCAGTTTAATCGTGCCATGGAAGAACTTACTTTGCAGGATTTGAATAAACGTTTGCAAATTATAGGTCTTGAAGCCGATCAGCGGCAGCAGATAGAGGATAAGATTCTCGATATCCGTATAAAAGCCATGGAAGACTTTTATGTCAAGAAGTCTGAAATAGAACAGCAGCAAGAAGAAGAACGCCAGCAAAAGAATCAGCAGGCCATGGAAGATAACGACAAGTGGATGAAGCAGCAAATGACCAACCTGCAAGCTACACACGAGGAAAGAACTAAAATTATACAGGAAAGCCTGCAAAAACAAGTTGATTCATATAAAGATTATGGTACACAGATCGGTACATCTTTAGGGCAAGTTTTGTCAGGGCAGGAAAACATGCTTGCAGCTTTCGGGAACACCATGGTAGATATATTGTTTAACGTTCTTGAACAGATTATTAATCAAAAAATTGCAGAAGCTACCGCTGTAGCTGTAGCCGAAGAAGCTAAAGCAGCTGCAATATCAGCCGCACAGCCTGATTCTGTTGTTACTTTTGGTGCAACAGCCGGTGCTCGTACAGCTATTATCAGTGGTCTTATCATGGCTGCTCTTGCTACTGCTAAAACAGCTTTAAAAGGTCTGCTTACCAAAGACAGTAAACAGGCTGTTACCACATCTTCCGAAGGAACAACATATTACACTCGTGTTCCTGGTAAAGAGTCTGGAGGATATATTAATGTTACACGTTCTCAGGACGGAAAACAGTTTAATGCCGAATATTCTCCTTCACGGCGCGGATTTATCGACCGTCCTACCGTTATTGTCGGTGAAGGACCTGCCGGTATGTCGCGCGAATGGGTAGCCAGCAATGCAGCAGTAATGAATCCTACAGTATCTCCTATTCTGAATGTTATAGATAAGGCTCAGCAGGCAGGAACCATACGTTCTCTTAATCTTAACCGTTACATTCAGGCGCGTATGCTAGGACGTGAATCCGGTGGTTCTGTCGGCACTACTGCATCTTCTGTTCCTGCTGTTGTGCCTGATTACGGACTCACTAAGACAGTAGGAGAACTTAATTATATTTTGCGAGGCATAAAAGAAAAAGGTATACCGGCATATACTCTCTTGTCGGATCTGAATCGTGCTCAGGAATTGCAGAATAAATCTCGAAAAATCGGCTCAAAATGAAAATAACACATATCCCTTCGGGTAAGCCTTACCAGCTGGCTCCCGATACACAGCTTACGGTAGAACGTACCAATCCTTTTTTTAACGATTACGGCGAACAGACTATACCGGTCAGTTTGCCGGATAGCGAGTATAACCGTTCACTTCTCGATTATCCAGGAAGTATACAGCGTAAAGAAAAGGTAGCGATGATAGATGCTTCTATACAGGATGGAGAATACTATAATGTCTGCCGGCAAGCTATATTAAGTATTTCACCCAAAGAAGGAATAGAAACTTCTTTTTACATCAATGACGGAAGTTTTTATTCTCGTCTGGACGAAACTTATCTTACCGATATTTTTTCGGGTGAAACTGTAGAAAATGTTTCTACGCTAGAAGAAGGTATTTCTTTCATGAAAAAGCTGTTTGAAACAGGTGGCAATAACATGTTTTCTGCCTTTCAGGTAAAAATAGTTTCCGACTCGGCAAAAGAATCGCGATACTTAAATGGAAACGATTTCAGGACTGGTGAATTTTACAACGAAAAAGATACTTATGAAGTTGTTTCCGGAAAAAACATTCATGTTCCAAAAGGTTTTTACCTGACTCCGTTCCTGAAAGTAAACTATGTTCTTGACAGAGTCTTTTCCCATTTTGGATATAAGCTTAAAGAGAATTTTTTTACACGAACCGCGCCTTTTCCTGACATGGTGCTTATTAATAATATTGCAGATGCTTTAGTCACTGGAGTTATACATATAGACCAGCTTGTACCTAAGATTACTTGCAGCAGCTTTCTTGATGTTATCCGTAAAAAGTTTCATGCTGAATTTGTTGTAGATGAAATCAATAAAACCGCAGACATTATTCTTTTTAACGATTTGGCTAACAGCAAACCTACTGTCTTTCTTTCCGATTCATTGGTAGATAGTATTTCTGTTAAGATACCGGAATCTTATAAATGCCTGACACTTGAATCAGAAACAGTATTAGATTCGGAAAATTCAATAGATTCAATACCTTTGATGGTATCTAAATATCCTACCGCACAATTTGATCCTAAAACAGGAAAGTTCTACCGAACGGGCTTTGCACTGTCAAACAATCATATTCTTATGGAATACGAAGAAATATTGGCCGGACACGGGCAAAAGTATTATGAAAACGGTACACTGGAAACTGAAGAAGTAAAAATACCCGAATGTATTCCAGGACTGGATATGTATATTGGAGATGTGCAGTTTTTGAACTCTTCGCTAATGGTTGAAGGTGCTTCGGCCGAAAATACCGATACTACTTCAGAAACGACTGATGACGTAACAATGTATACAATGCTGGCATTTGCTTATAAAGCTCCAGATTGGAAAGTCATAGAAGGAAGTGTAACCGGATATATTTCAAATTATATTCCATTTGAAGGGCTTTTACAAGTTGATTTTTCTGAATATGCCTTAATTTACAACGGCGAAAAAGGAATATTTGAAAAGTTTTATCGTTCATACGATAACTTGCTACGTAATTCATTGCATGAAGTATCTGCTAATTTTTTGCTGACTGCCAAACAAAAACAAGATATATCAGCAAATTCAGTGGTTGAGATTAATGGAGCCAAAATGATCTTTAATAAGCTATCCTATACTTTAGGAGATAAAAACAAGATATCCGAGTCGGAACTTTATACGTTAAATATATATGAGCCGGCTTCGTATGCTAAGCACTTGAATGAAATGCTTAACGACATATCTTCTAATTACAGGTGGGTTCCTAAAACGCAGACTACAGAAATATCAGAAGAAGAATATAATAATTCTCCATATAAAGATGTTGTTATAGCTCCTTTCTTTCCTGATGTGCCTAAACAAGAATATTTAGGGAAAAAATATTTTGAACGATATGAAGCATACAGCGGTTCCAGTCCTCAGGGAGTGCCTAAATGGTTCTTTAATCATGTATGGCTGGAAGTAGAAGCCGTGTAACGTGTCCTTTCTGCACCGGTTTCTGTTTTCTAACTTAGCGTAGAATAAAAAAATACGTTATGACTTTTATACAGAAACCGGACAATCTTTGTCTTTCCCGCAATATCCCAAAAGTTATTGTTTCGTCGGAAGACGTTTTTTCTTTTGAGCTGAAAAAAGGAGAAGATGTCCTATTCTCTGCATCGTATACCCCCGACAAAAACAATCGGGCTGAAATTGATATCAGAGAAATTGTGCATACTTCTCTGTCTTTTACGCTGAAAGAACAGACTACATCTTATGTACAGAGTAACCTGGTTGCCGATTTTACCATATCGCTTAATTCTGGCGAACTGACTGCATCGTTCCGGGCTATACGCGCTGGCGTAGACCGAAGCTCTGTAGATGCTGCAATCTTTTTAAAAGCCAATTTTCTGACCTGGCAGCCTCAGGTTAAAAAGGTTACATATTCCACTCCAGAATATCTTACTTTTTATGCTGTATCCGATTGCGTAGTACGTCTGAAAGCTTATTTCAACGAAGGTGAAGAAACAACTTCAGAAGAAATAGAACTCTATAATGCCAGTGCAGGAAGTGCTTATACGCTCCAAATGGAATATGCAGTTATAGCCGCAAAATTTGATTCCCGATTCCCTTCATTCTACGATGTATGGGTAGAAGATACAGTTGGCGCACGTCTTACTTATGTGCAGCGTTACGTAGCAAGTGATATCTTGTCAGAACGCGAGCACTGGATCCTGTTCGAAAACTCTTTGGGAGGTATAGACACCATCCGCGCATACGGACAGTGTGATTTTACCGCCGATCATACGCATAACATTGCTGTTATTGATGAAGTGTCTACAGAATATTCAGTAGACACGGAACGGATCTTTGAAAAATCTACCGGATTTTTAACTCCTCAGGAAAGGACCTGGCTGCTCGATTTCTTGCCGTCGGCACAGAAGTATATTTTTGCCGGAAATGCTTTGCGTCCTATTGTCGTGACAGAAGACAATACTGCATATACCGAAGAAGATCTTCCTTCTGAATATACATTCTCGTATAAGTACGCAGATGCAACTCCCCTGCTGAATATTACTCGTGCTGAAGAATTACAGGAAGTTTTAGATATTAAAGTTCCCGATCTTGGTTCTTTTTCTATACCCCCTCGGCTGATTGAATTTCCTTCTCTTAATCTTTCCGAGGGGGCACTATTCCCGGTTCAGCATCCTTTTTCTGAAAACTGGGCTGTAACTACTGCAGGTGAGTTGTATAATTACATTCTCTCTCGCATAGCCGCCAACCCCGAAAGCGGAACAGGCGGTACAGGACATACGCATGCTAACTATAGCCTGCTGTCGGCTTTGTCACTTTTTCAAAAGTATCTGTTGGTAAACGGCGAGAAAATAAATGCTGGAACGGCAGATCTGGCTAATGAGCTTTCGGAAGAATTACATGCTAGATTACTTCACAAAGACAAAGAAGACGGCACTAACTTCTTATTAAAGTTTGGAGAATTTATTGACTCTATAATAGCAGGTAAGGGCGCAGGTATATATCCAGACGGTCGCGGACAGTTTGAGAAATTGGAAGTGCGCAGCTCAATGATTGTGAAGGAACTGATATATAATCGGTGGTTTGCACAGGAAGGCAACGTCACTTACTCAGAGGCAGGAACTATCGAACGGATTGAACTTCTCGAAGACGGCACGTATGATTTGTATCTTCGTCGTCGCTGGGATAATGATATCACAGCATTTTCCCAGCAGGACGTAAGTTATGGCTCAGTGAATAACCTGAACACAGCAGGAGTATATTATGATAGCTGGTTCCGTGTCCTTAGTGTCATGCAGGCAGAGAATAAGATTAATGTGGTTCTTTATCCGGATGAAGAGGTTCCTAGAGGGAAAAACTATCCTCCTGCTTCCGGCATGGTAATTACCCGTCGAGGAAATGCAGTGGATGAAGAACGGCAAGGATTCTGGTATATCTCATCGTATGAGGGCTGCATCTGTATGTTGGATGGTGTCACAAAGCCTGTGCTGGAAGAATCTAATTACAGCATCATTATCGGGAAACTGAAGAGGTTGGAACTGTTCGATAACCTCCCAATCAACTACCGGCATAGCTATGTGTATTGTCGTGGTATCGCTATCCAGGACTTGATGCGAATTAACTATCAGGGTGTGGTTGTCGTGCAGCTGAACGACCGTGGTTTCTGGTCATTGGAGGTAGCTCAAAGTGAAAATCCTTATACTGCTGGCGAAGAAATGGTCGATACAGTATGGCATTATGGATGTCGCTGGAAATGCCTTGTCACCGGTACGACGGACGAACCTCGCTATGCCAGCACGGGCTGGGCGATGATTGAAGGCAACCCGGCATTTTCTATTGACATTGAAAGCGAAAACGGTTGGGCTTTCGATGCTTCTCAGCTTCAGGAAGGAGTTGTATTTACGACTTTAAGTGTAACCGGACAGCTTTACAACCGTGATGTGACTGAACACATACTCGATACGGATGTAAGCTGGACACGAGATACGGGCAACGTGAGTGAGGATAACGCCTGGGCGATCAAGAGAGCTGATGCGGGAAAGACTCTTACACTGACACCGGACGATTTGGGAGCTGAATTTGGAAGGACTAAAATGGTATGTTCATTCAAGGCTACGGCTTTACTTCGTGACGGTCAGCAGACAGAAATAGCAGAACAAACAATAACATTCTAATATGGGAATAAAAAGCGAAATAAAGAGAATGGATGTAAACTATACTCCATTAAAAACAAGTGGGGGTATAGAAGTAATTGGAAGCGTTCCGGAACGACAGACTTATAGTGCTAATACGAATGAGTATACTCCTGATTACTCATTGACACCCTTAGTCTTGTTCCCGAGGTGTAACGCAACAGATCCGGATTCGTATATTAAGAGCGGTTCAGTGAACGCCTCTCTTACTAATATGAAGTGGTATGAGATTATTGGTACACAACGAACATTGATAGGTTCAGATAATGTCGGCTATGAAATAACGACAGAAGGGGATCAGAAAGGTCAGATTAAGGTTAAACGTAATTCTTCTGTAGCTACTCCTCTATCGTTGGAATTTTATGCTGAATATGCAGATACTCGTACCAATCAGATATTAGTATTCAGATTCTCTAAAGTAATTCCTGTAAGTGACGTAACAGTTCCAGTCCCTGTTTTTAGAATAGATAGTCCTGCTACTGTTATATGGAATCCGTTGCGCAATCCCTTATCTCGTAAGGTTACAGCATTGGTGTTTCTTGAAGGCAATGAAATTTCATCTGATAAACAGAAATGTAAATTCTTTTGGTATCGTAAAACTGATAGTGGTGGCTTGGAGGCTATAACTGATGGCAATGGAGATAATGACTGGGAAGTTGAAGCAATAGACCATAATACTCTTACGATAAATCAGGATTATATTGGGGAAGAGCAGACTTATGTATGTAAGTTAGGGTATTCAGCTGACGGAGTACCTGAGCAGCCTAATGATGATATACCTGAAGTGACAACTACTATCCGTCGTCGTATACCTGAAGTCGAAGTAGACTGGAAGGGTGCACCTACTTATGTAGCCGGAGGAACGGAAAAATTAAAGCTGGAAGCATTCGTCACTGACGGAATGGGTGTTGTTCCTGATCCGGAAGAATGGTTCCGGTTTGTATGGAATGTGAAATCTCCCTATTCACAGAGTTACAGCAAGCAAGCTGAAGGAATCAAACCTACGATTACGTTCATTCCAGGAATGATGCTTGAATTAGAAGTGCAGGATAGGGGCCCGCAAGCTATACTTATTGATGATACGGACGGTTCTGTATTGCAGGACGCTGAAGGTAATGTTCTTTTTGACAGAATCAACAATTAAAAAATTATACAACTATGGCATACTATGTGAAAGTAACAAAACAGGTAGCAGATAAGATGGGGCTTACATCTATCCGTAACATGACGGCAGACGGGAATGTGCTGTTGTGGCAGTCTGATTTAAATTGCATCGAAGGTGATACGATATTTGATCGAGCAGCTCGTGTGGGAGGTGCAACCCTAACACCGGTATTAGCCCGTCAGGAAACAGACGGTACAGATAATCCAGTAGAAGTAACTACTCCGGATGAATATCGGGATGACAAACCGACAATTTTGCCTGAGTTCCCTGATACACCTACAGCACTTAACGAGGAAGGAGGCAACAATGAGTGACGCTAGTTCTGTAAGGCAGGTTGTGTTCTTACGAAAAGGTAGTGTTTACATGCCTTTCCTGCAATCCAACATGGGCGACTTGTACCAGGAATATCAGGGTGCAGCTAGTAGCCCGACAAATATATCTCCGGATTTTTCAACATTAACACCTATGCTAAGTTATATTATTACATCTTCGCTCGTTGCGGTTGGATTGGTTGTTCCTAATTCTGTGAAATGGTATTTCAATGATACGGAATTGACATTCGGTAGCGACAAGGTTTCAACGAATAACTTTAACGGAGAAACCGGACACTTTCAAAGTGTCCCTTATCAGGCTGGCGTACAGAATTATTTTGCGTTAAAGATTAAAAAAAATCTGGTTAAAGCTTCCGGTGGTGTGTCATGTAATATCAAGGCTGAAGCCACGATTGCTGTAGGTAATACCTCCGACAAGGTACAAGCCGTGTATAACATACCAATAACGGTCGGAGTCGGTAACAGTAAGCGTGTTACCATTATGGCAGGTGACAATAAGTTCTTTACTCTTACCGATAAGGGAGATTCCTGTATTTTGAAGGCTGTTGCATGGATTGGAAGTGATCAGCTAAATGCTGGTCAGACGTATAAATGGTATACACTCAAGTCTGGCACGTGGTCGGTATTATCAGGGCAAACAAAGCAGACTCTAACCGTTACAAATGATATGGTTGATACTACCGGACAGTTCAAGGTAGAAGTGTTCCAGGATGGTTTTCTTATCGGCATGGACGTACAGACGGTAATAGATGCTAGTGATCCGTTCGATATCTTACCGAACCCCAACCCTGAAAGTGAAACTATCGAGCAGGGTTCCGGTGGTTCTGTTACCTATACACCGATTTTGGTAAAGCGTGGCAGCACAACTAAATTCAAAGACATGAAGTTTTTCTTCGTGTTCACTGATTCAGCTGGCAATATCCTTAATCCGGACACTGCTAAGGTTGCATCATACAGCGGAACCGTGACAGAGGCTATGTGCGAACAGGCTTCAGGTAATGTTGCAGTAGTAATAACAACAGAAGAATAATATTATGATTGCAGAAAAAAGAACAGAGGTTAATTATCGTGTTAAGCCAGTGACCAGGCTCCCATATCCGGCTGGTATTTATTCTGACAACATGAGCTATACGTGTTCGGCTAATGTGGCTCCTTATGTCGTATTCCAGCCGAATACGGCGCAGGATGCAGTCAGGTATGTAATGAACAAGGTCGGAACATGGCTGGGTACTGAGCAGGGTATGACACCGGCAGAAGATTATGCCAAGAACGGGGAAAATGCTACGTGGCTCCCGTTTGAACACTTCAATGCGATTGAGATTGAACTTGCATTGATCCAATTCGCTAAAATCGGACAAGCCATATTCTATGACCAGTATACGATATCGGAATATGGGAAAGATACCAATAACGATGATGTAACCAATTATAAGGATTTCAATGCGGCCGACCCGATGAATCCGGAAAATGCTTTTCGCCCGAATATTTGTTTGAATTGGAAAACAGGGGAATCTTTTTTTTGGAGGTCAAATATGTTTGCTTCTCGTTCTGTTGGAGTAGGTTCTGTGGAGTTAGGAACAAGTCAGATAGCAATTCCACTTACGTCTAATTTCGTAGCACTTACAGGAGAATGGAGTGGTAGTCCTCAATGGGGGCGTGTGATAGCATATGTACCCGAAGACAGGGATTCGTGTTTGCCTAACTGGGACTATATGGAATTTACAATACAGAACGCTTCCAACGGACCTGCTATCCTCAATCTGGGAAACATGGGCGAGATATGGGTAGGCAGTGAGAAGTATGTTATCAATACTATCACGATTGGTAAGCTCCGTCATGTTAATCTTATGTTCAAGGTTCGTAGGTATTCGTGTGGGATAATAGAAAGTATACGTTGTCAGTCTGGTACATTCTACGTGAAAAATGTTCATGACTTTGACATATCAAGCTTTTACGACCAAACCACCCTTACGACTAAAGCCAATTTAACTTCAAAATCAATTTCGTTTAACGCTTAATCAAATTATTATGATACAGAAAAAATCTTTAAAAGACGCGATACAAAATCCCGAGATAATATCAGTTGTGGGAGAACTGTTAGGGAATCCCCTTTCAGAAAAAGGCTCTGTATCCAATGGAG